CAACCTTCAGCCGAGCGATAGTAGATCTCAACCACCAGCACGCGATTGCGGCGCCGATCCACCCATGTAATGCGACTTTCGGGCTTATCGTCCCACGTCGCTTCTAAGGCCGTTTCATTGATGGTGGTGATGTCACCCATCTGCTTGACGCGCTCGGCCCACTCGGGGTTAGCCGCTACTTCGTCAGCATACATCCACGTTGCAAAGCCCAGATACTTGGCGTCGGCAAAGTCCGCGTCCCGGCTCTTGGGATCGTAGAAAAACGTTTCCCATCGCCCGCGATTGGCCGTGATGTCACGCCCATCAAACTCGATGATCGCCGCAGTAACGCCGTGCTTCAGGTAATCCTCCGCACAGTCCATCCGCTTCTTGTTCCACCGCGCCTTGTCCGCCACGAACCGCAGCATCTTGGTTGCTACGTCCGCGGCTGGCTGCGCGTTGGGATTGCGTGGGTAAGCGCGCGGGTCGGTCTTGCCTGATTCCATCACACCAAGAATACCGTCGATTGCGGGCGCAATACGGTTGTCGATCACCAGCGGTTGGCCGCGCTGCTTCAGAACTTCGCGCACCTCGGCAGTCGCCTGCCCCTTGGTGTCGTAATAGTCCTGGTCCTTCTCCTGCTCGTCGCGCGCCTCGTTCGTGAGGTTGCGCGCCTCATCGAACATTTTCTTCAGCTTTTCGATGCTCGGCGGCTTCAGGCTGCTGTCGGTCTGACCATCGGCCGGTGGCACAACGCTATGCTCGGCAACGTCGCCCCGCATCTGGCCATGTGGCACCACCGCGTGAGGCGGGGTGAGCGGTGCGGCGGCGTTGTCAGTTAGCATCGAGAATGCACTCTGCGTTGGCGGTTGCGGTGCTATCATGGAACGGGTCAACGCCACGGTTCAACGACATAGGGTCCCAGCCATCTTCGTTGCGCTTGACAACCGATAGATTGCCGCTGGCATAGGTAATCATAAAATCCGCGGTGCTCATCAGATTGCCCAGATCATCTCGAAGTCGAGGGAGCAGCGTGACACGGAACTGCCAGCCCGGCTTAAAACCGTACCGGTATCGGCTGAACTCGGTCCAAAGAATGTTGCCGATCTTCATCCCCACACACTCCCGCTCAACTCTTTCCGCTTCGGCTTATGCCAGCGGTCGTTCGGACCTTGTACCACAGGTTTTGTCTTGACAATAGCGGGGTGCATTTCGTCAAGCGCCCGTCCGATCAAGGACGAGCAGTCAACGTCATCGTCATGCTTGCCAGCTGGAAACATCAAATGCTCGCTGATGTCCGCGCCCGGTTCAAACCGCACTTTCCCCATGGCTGCTCGGGCCTGGAATCCGCGAGCGCGGGACGGCTTATCGCTAATGCTGGATAGCCATTCAAGGCGACAGTAAACCTTGCGCTCCTGCATACGCCGCAGAAGCATAGGCTCAATAGCGTTCTTGATAACGCCAGCCTCCCCGAACCATGCAAGCGGCTTGTATTCTTTAATCAGGTCCAGCTTGCGCTCAATCCATACATCGGAAGTTGTCTGATCTCTCCACCCGGCAATACGGTACAAGGTGCCGTGCTGGTCGACGCCCCACACCCGATGGACTGTGTAGTCACCCTGCCCGTCTTTGGTGGCGTAATCGCTCGTGCCATAGTAATTCATTGGCGGCAATTCGCCGGCCTTCCACTCAGTAAACCATTCGCGCTGGAAATACGTGCCCTCGTCTGGCTGTGGTTGCTGCTGATACAGCGCCGACCACTCGCGCGGGCCGATCGTATCCTTGATGCGGGTGAGCGCTGGCACGTCATACCATTCAGGCCACAACGCTTGACCACGCGTGTCGATTGCTGGCAACTCCAGAACATCCCACTGGTCGCCTTCCTGCTCCAGAAGCCGCCCCGCAAGGTCATCCTCATGCCACCGCGTCTGGATCAGCACGATAGCGCCACCTGGCATCAAGCGGGTATAGAGCGTGGATCGGTACCAATCCCACACTGTCTCACGCCTACGCTCGCTATCGGCTTCCTCGCGATCCTTGAAGGGGTCATCGATCAACGCGATGTCCGCACCGCGGCCCGTGACAGCCGTGCCGACACCAGCAGCAACGTATGTGCCGCCCTTGTTGGTGTTCATGCGGTTTGCGGCTTGGCTGTCCGGCGCAAGGCTGACATCGTTGAACACCTGCCCGAACTCGGGCGCAGCCACGATGTTACGCACGTTGCGCCCAAAGTCAGATGCTAGATCGCTATTGTAGCTCGCCGCAATGATCTGGCGTTTGGGGTTGCGGCCAAGGCACCAAGCCGGAAAACGCTTGGACGCCAGCTCCGACTTACCATGCCGCGGTGGCATGAAGATCATCAGCCGGTCAATTTCACCGCGCTCTACCGCCTCCAACTTCTCAGCAATGCGCTGGTGATGCCCGGCCGGCATGTACGCCGGGTTTGTGTACTCAGTGAACGCGAGTAGCCGACGCCTCGCCAGCTGCTTCCTTAGCGTTTCCAGCTCGGCGATCGAGGAAAGGAGCAACTGCCTGGGTAAGTTTTGCGATGCGGTCTGCAAGCTCGTCATCGGTCATCTCGCTCGCATCATCGGTGATATTAAGATTAACGTCCTTGGGCATAAGTGAAGCAATTACCTTGAGGTAAGCGTCGGGCTTCTCTGTTCGCGTCTTTTCGATCGCTTCTTTGCCGTGCGCCTCAAAATCATCTTTTAGCGCTTCGATGAAAGCTTCGCCAAGCTTATTGCGAGATCCTCTTGGGCGGCCGGGACTAACGGGCGGAACGACAAAACGCCCCGCCTCATCTCGCTTTACCTCGCTTGGAATAGCGTCGCTCATGCGGCCAATCTACTCCTTACCCGCTCGATCGGCAAGATGCACCGCCACATGCTGCAAATACCTTTGCAGGCACAGAACCGCATCCTCCTCCAGCCCAGCCAATAGCCTCTCAGGGCCGCTCAGAGCCTCACCAGACGCTATCCGCAGCGAGAAGCTAGGGATACCTACCCACGAGGCGAGTTCTGCGTGTAGCGGGTCGTGGCGGGCATCCATGGCCACAATCCCCGCCAGCCCCGGCGGATACCCCATCCACGCGGCTGTGGTGGCTTTGTCGGCGTGGTCGGGGAGGGGGGTCATGCTCGTGGTTCCTGTCCATCGCGAACCGCCCAAAGGATGACGATTAGCATTGCTGTCTCAAACATCCCATTGACCGGAATGACATGGCCAACAACCAGCGAACCGATTGCATAAACCACGTAGCCCACCACAATGATAGCTGTGGCGCGAATTAGATCGATCCACCTCACCCCACATCTCCCAGCGCTTTGCGGGCGATGTCGCGCGCGAGTAAGAACGAATGGATGATAGCCAATCCATCATCTTTTTGAAGGTCGGCGGGGTTGATCGCGTAGATCTCCCTCAGCGCCCCCTCCAGCACCGCCAGCCTTTCGAGCTTGGCTTTGCGGCGGGCGCGGGAGTCTTTCTGCTTTTGTGCGTTGGTGAGGGGCATTAGAGGACCCCCGCCAAGTTTGCCTGCGTCCAACCTGAAAGCCAAGCCTGCATGATCTTGACGCCGTTACCACCAACTGGCTCACCAGCCAGCAGGTCCATAAGGTTGGTGTCACCAGCCGGGGCAGCCATCAGGCCGTTTGCGAAAGCGACCGAACCGAAAGCGCGGGCGGCGTTGATCTTGGCGGTCTTGGTCATCGTGCATCTCCGTTTCGTTGCACCCCTTATATCTAACAGTGACGGCACTGTCAACACGGTTACGGCATTATTTTTATGACACCCCCGATCCGGGTGTGGGTCAGGTGCACAACGAAGCGTCACCAACTGTCACTCGCGCGCGTGCGACATCCGGCCAAACGGCACAAATGTAAAAAAAAGAAAGTTTCTTATATCTTTCCTGCGCAAGTGACATTCGGTGACACTCCATAAGACCAACCGCCCCAATACCACGGCGAACCGTTGATATTATGGCCATTCCGGCCATTACGCCAAAAGCTCTTTTAGCCGGGTTTGCGCCTCTTCGCGGCGGGTTCGCTCATTCTCAGCCCGGTTTGCATACAGCGTATGCGCCAACGGATTGACGTCCCACATGACCGAATCGACCCGCGTGCGAGTTTCTTCCAGCCAACCGTGCGCCGCCATCTGCTCGAAAATGCGTTCGCCATCAGCCTTGGTCAGCCGCTTCATGCGTGTGGTGCCACGCGCCAAGTTACGCAGTGACACCTTCTCCAGCTTGTGCGCGAGGATGTACCCGGCAATGTCGGTCATGATCTCGTGATCGTCCGTCAGCCCGGCCACGTTGGTATAGAAAGCCAGCGCATGCTGCCTCAGGAAGCGATGCAGGAAGTCCTTGGCGCGTCGGGCCGTGTCGATGCCCACCTCAGCTTCCAGCGGCTCCCCAGGCGATTTAGTGACATGTTCGATGCAATGAAAGATCACGCACAGACGGCCGAACATGCCATCGTATTTGCCGACGTGTGAAGCAATCTTGCGATTGACCGTCTCGTATGTCGTCATGATGTCGAGGTGATACGCCTCCAGCGTATTCCTCAACGCCTGCGCTTCTTCACTAAACACCAACGGCTGCGGACCCAGCCACGTCTCCGGCGGTTTCAATGCCCATAGCGCGTCGATGAGTGCATCATACTCTGTCGCCACGTCCGGCATCTCAATGTCTTTGCCGACGATCGGCTCTGCCAGCATAATCGGAAAGAACCGCTGAATCAGCCCATCATCGGTGGCATCAGCCATAATGCGGCGGATAGGATCCGGCTGAACGCCGCCGACCATGCTGATCGACAGGTTTTCAACGAACGCCGCTTTGCGCCCGATACGATCGGTGGCGTAATGACCGCCATTGAATGCCTGCAGCCAGAACGAGCGATCCTTGGCGCCTCCCTTGCCGCCGCTGTACTTTTCGATGCCGCCGAACCAGCCGGATAGCTCGTCCTGCACCGCAAGGATACCATCAGGGCTGTGTGCGCACACCTCGGCTGCAGCTTCCATCGTAATATCGCTAATGCGGAGGCGGTGGGGGGTGGGGGGTGCCCCATTGGAGCCGTTGGCAGCCCAATCCTGCAGGTCGCGCTGATAGTCCGCCATCAGCCGGGCGTCGATGTCTGCCAGCCGCTTGGTGGCAGCACGCAGGATAGGGGTTTTCTTGCGGCTGGGATCGCCGACAAGCATCACCCACAACCGCGCTTCCTCTTTCCAGCCGGCGTCGTGCTTCTTCATCCGAAGCTGGATGGTGTCGCGGATCATCGTGCCGCACGTCGCTAGCGCCGCCATAGCAAGACCGGACGGGTCGCAGCCAACCATATCAGCACGGATGCGGGCAAAGCGTGCTATGACCGGCGGCAGCAGGCTTTCTGGGAAGGCGGGGGCCGTGGTGCGTTTCCAAAGGTCGAGTGGGCCATGCCCTACATGCTCGTCGTGCTTTGCCTTGACCTTGCGCTGCGCGAATTCCTGCAGGCCATCGTCAATCTGGCGACGCACGGCATCGACGCCATGCTTGCAATATTCGTCGTTGAAGTCCCAGCCCTTCTCAGGGCCGCGGGCGACGATGACGGCGCAATCAAGCTCCTTGCCGAGCGCAGTAAATTTGTCCTCTTTATCCTGATCGCAGGCCAGCACGACAAACACGCCTGCAGCGGCGATCTCGCGAGCGATACGCTCCATATTCTCGGCGCTGAACGCGATCGATACCTGATCGGTCTGCGCCAACGCCAGCGATGCGCCGGTGGCGAACCCCTCGCATACCAGCGTGCGGCCCATGCAGATGTTGAGATTGAACCGCCCACCTGCAGCGCTGGCATCCTTGGCGAACATTTTGCGCGCCCCAGCCTCAGGCCCGATCGTCTGCACCGTCTGGATCTCGCCATCGGCATCATAGACCGGCAACAGGAGGTTTTCGCCCTCCTTGCGGATGATCGGGTATTCCGAAAACATTTCCCCGATGCCCTTGCGCACCAGATACGGGTGCATCGGGTCTGCAGCCGGAGCGCGCTCCCACCGATAGGCAGCACGCTTCTTGCCCTCCGCGCGGCGCTCGGCCTCCTCGGCATCGCGTTCGTTGCGCAAGCGGTCACGCTCGCGTTGTGTATCTGGCGACATGACAGCCACCTTTCCGCCCGTCAGGGCGTCGATTGCCTCGGTTGTCGAAATGCCGTTGAGCAGCCGCACGAAGTCGACCACATCGCCGCCGGCACCGCATCCCTGGCAATAGAATTTTTCCTTGTCGGGATTGACCGAGAAGCTGGGCGTTTTCTCGCTATGCAGCGGGCATAGCCCCAGCCACTCATTGCCCTGTCGACGCAGCTTTACGGTCTTTTGCACCACATCAAGAATAGGATGCTGCGCCCGTATGGCGTCAAACTCATGGCCACGGCGGGCGGGGGTCATGCCTCAGCATCCTTGGTGAGAAATTCGTAAACCTCTTCCGTTCTGTCGCGAGGTACGATTACTTCTTTGCCATTGACCATTTGCAATGTTAGCGAGCCATACTCGCTCCATGCAAACGAGACGACGAACGCGGGGTTAAACCACGTTTCGCTGATGTCTGATGCCAACATCATCATACCGTTTGCCCCTGCAGGTATTCAGCAACGAGCCGTGCGACACGCCGCGTCGGAATATGCTCGGGATCGTCGCGTAGAGCGTAAATTGTCGAGTGATGCACGCCGATAGCGGACGCCACCATACGCACCCGTCGATCCTGCAGCCCCGCCCTAATTTCTTCCAATGTCATCTAATCCTCCACATTGTCGGTTGACACCCTACACAACGTCGGGTT